AGATGCGCTGCAGCAGGCCGCCGCCTTCGTTGGCTGCGGGCTGCGCTGCGGGGCGCTGCTGCTGGGGCTCGTCGCGCCCCGGCAGCGGGTCGAGATCGTCGTCGTCCGGGTCGCCCTCGCCCGGCATGTCGTCGAGTTCGGCCTCCTCCTCGTACCCCAGCACCTTGCGGATCTCGTTTTCGCTGAAGGGGGCGTTGCGGCCGGCGGCGACCATGTCCTTATTGATCGCGGCCATCTTGCCGCCCTGGTCGGCCTTCTCGTCGTCGCCCATCGCGTCGAGCGGAGCCCATTCGACCTCGAAGTCCGAGGCCTCGACGATGCCGCAGGCCTGCAGCCGGCGGATCACCGCGGTCACGGCGCCCGTCAGCAGGTTGCGCTGGCGCGACTTGCACCGCGCGTTGTCGGCGGCCTTGTCCTCGTCGCTGGCCAGGCGGCCGGTCTGCTGGCCGAACAGGATGGTGAACGGGATGCCGACGGCCGCCGCGAAGGTGTTCGCCGCGATCTCCCAGGCGCCGCGGGGGTCGTGCATCGTGGTCTGCAGCGTGTCCACGGTCACGCCCTGCCCCACGATGGCGCTGTCGACGTTGCTGTTCAGCCGGTCGACGCGGTCATTGATCGTGGCGCGCACGTCGTCGGACGTGACGGCCGCGCCGGGGGTGCTCGGCTGCACCAGCTTCGTCGGGTCGGCGTCCTTGTCGAAGACGAACCGCAGCGTGCGCGCGCTGTTCTTCAGGTAGCTCTCGGCCGCGCCGCCGCTGACCTTCTCCAGGTCGACCAGGGAATTGAACCCGGGCTGCAGCAGCGGGATGCCGTCGAAGAAATCATCGCCGACGGCGCCCTCGGCCAGGATCAGGATGCGGCTCGGGTGCACGTCGACCCACTGCTCGGGCTTGCCCTGCGTGTCCTGGCGGTCGCTGGTGCGCATGCGGTACTGCCACATGGTCGGCTGGCCGAAGGTCTCGCTCGCGCTGCCGCTGTCCCACGCCGTCACCTTGAGCTGGTGCTCGTACACCGGCACCAGGTCGACCAGCCGCGACGCGCGCATCAGCGGCTCGCGCAGCTGCTTCCCGTCGGCCACGCGCAGGATGAGCCCGGCGTAGCGCCCGACCATGTTGCGCCGGTCCCAGTCCTGCAATTTCGGCCAGGCGCCGACCTTCTCCAGGATGCCCTGCAGCCGGGTCTCCCACGGCGATTCGTCGTCGCTGGCCTTCAGCTTCACCCGCGGCCATTCCTGCCAGCAGCGGTCGAGCACGTGGTGCACGGCGCGGAAGGCCGGGCCGCCGCGCAGGTAGGCGCACAGCAGGCGGTCGGGCGTCAGCGTCTCGGGATACCCGAACTGACTCCAGGCCCGCGGGCGCTTCTCGTCGAGCGAGCCGTACAGCAGCGATTCGCGCGACCGCACGAGCGCGCGCAGGTCGTCGGCGTTGATGGTGAGCTCGGGCATAGGGGGCCGATGCTAGGAACGGGGGCCTAGAAGACCCGCGACTCGGGAACCGGCTCGAGCAGCCCGGCGAACGCCCGGGAGGCCGCGTCGACCTGGTCGCTGTACGTGCCGTTCGGGAACGTGCGCAGCTCGTCGGTAAAGTCCCGGTTCCACTTGCCGCGCAGCATCACCACGTTGCCGGCGTTGACCTGGCTCGCCAGCGGCCGGGCGCGCACGACCTTGTCGCCGCTCTCCGTGCTGAAGTGGCACTCGTGCCCGGCCAGCAGCGCCGCGAAGCCCGCGACCTGCGTCTTGCCCGCCTGCCCCGGGTCTTGAGGCAGGCTCTGCTTGAGCGTGCGGCCGTCCTCCTGGGCCGTCGCGCGGATGTAGGCGTCGCGCTTGTGCACGGCGAACTGCTCGCGTCGCGCGTCGGCGATGATGACGCGGCCGTCGGCATGCCAGCCCACCTTGACGCCCGCCGTGTAGCTGCCGGCGCCCTCGGTCGCGCCCAAGTCCCACCCGCGGCACCAGTTGATGCGCCCGGCCGGGATGGCGTCGATGGTGCCGATCATGTCGGGCTGGAACTCCTCGCCGCCCGGTGGCGACGGCCGCTGCTGCAGCTGCCCAGCCACGGCGTAGGCGCCCATGACCTTCTTGTCGCGGTCGACGACAGCGCGCGGGAAGCGCTCCGGGAACAGCAGCTCGCCGACCTCCGCGCGCGGGTCGACGAAGCCGATGCTCGTGGCCTTGCGCGGCTCGTCCCACTCCATCGGCAGGCACAGATGGTCGTAGCCCAGGTCGCGCGACAGGATCAGGCCGCTGATGTCGGACTCGTGCAGCCGCTGCATCGTGATGACGATGGCGCTGCGGTCGGGGTTGTTCAGGCGGGTCGGCAAGGTCTCGGCGAACACCCGCTCGGCCTCGGCCAGCGCCGCCTTGCTGTGCGCGTCTTCCACGCTGTGCGGGTCGTCCCAGGCCACGCGGTCGCCGCGCCGGCCGGTCATGGACTTGACCGCGCACGACTGCCGCCAGCCGGCCTTCTCGTTCTCGAAGTAAGTTTTCTCGTTCTGGTCGCTGGTGAAGGCCATCGGCCACAGGCCCTGGAACCACTCCGACTGGATCAGCCGGCGCATGCGGAGGTTGTCGCGCGTGGCCAGCGAGGCCTCGTGGCTGGCGCCGATGAAGCGGTAGTGCGCCAGGCCCCGCGGCCCCCACTCCCACGCCGGCCACAGGACGCCGGTCATCAGCGACTTCATCGTGCCCGGCGGGATGTTGATGAGCAGCCGCGTGATCTGGCTCGCCGTCACCGCCTCCAGGTGCTCGGCCATCGCGTCGATGTGCCAGCCGTGCACGTAGGGCTGGCCCGGCTCGAGCACGGACCAGGCGCGGCGAATGAACGTGACGAGGCTGCGCTTGCAGGCCTCGCGTTCGATCGCCAGCCAGTCAGCCTCGGCGAGCTGCAGCATCGCGGGCGGCAAGCCGTTCCTGCAGGGTCTGCGTCGAGAGGCCCGACGGGTCGAGCGCGCCGGGCACCAGCGGCGTGCCGCCCTTGCCGAACAGCTCGCGCTTCTCAGGCGCGTCCAGCCCGAGCAGCTTCGCCCGGCGCTCTGCGATCTTCAGCACCCGGTCGACCGCGCTGACCTCGCCCTTCCGCGCCCGTGGCCACAGGCCCTGCAGCATGCCGTCCAGGCGCGACAGCTCCTCCGACCGCAGCTCGTCGGCGTTGGCCGTGACCTGCGCGCGGCACTCGGCCAGGCCCGCCTGCACGAGCCGGTGGGTCTGCGACTTCTTCAGGCCCAGCTGCGCGCCGATGGCCTCGTAGCCCAGGCCGGCGCGGCGCAGCTCGAGCGCCTGGCGCTGGTGCTCGAGGCCCCGGGCAGCGCGGGCGGCGTTGGTCGTGTTCGTGGGCATGTCAGGGCCTCGCCTTCATGACCCCGCGCGCCGCGGACGCGACGATGTCGCGCAGGTCGTCGTCTTCCGGCGCCGGCAGCATCAGCAGGTCCGGCCGGAACGCCGGCGGCCGGTCGATCGACGGCTCCCACGTGGCCAGCGCCTCGTCCTGCGCCCGGCCATGTACGTAGCCCTCCGCGGCGAAGCGCGCCACGACGGCCGCCAGCAGCTCAACCCCGAGCGGCGCCAGGTCGCGCCGCCACAGCTCCTCGGCGGTGTCGTCGGGCCGGATGAACACGTGCCGCTGGGCCAGCACGTCGCCGCCGTCCATGCGGTTGCTCAGCCGGTAGACGCTGCCGCCGGTCACGCGCTCGCGCATGCGGACGGCCCAGCGCACAGCATCGCGCCCGCGGTGCAGCGGCAGCAGGCTCGGGTGGTAGCCGATGCCGCCGAACCGGGCCCGGAGCCTCGTGCGCTCGCCGATGAAGTCGTGCGAGTGCGCGGCCACGATCAGGTCGACGCCGGCCGGCATGGTCTCGGCCCGCAGGCCGCCGGCCCGGATGATCTCGACGCCGGCCGCCCACGCCGCGCGGGCCAGCCTATCGTCGGGCGGCGCTGAGACGGCGCGCACGCTGACCCCGGGCAGCGCCCGCAGCGCCGCGAAGACCTCGGCGCCGAACCACTTCTGCCCGGCCAGCAGGACGTTCATAGGCCCACCGCCTGGCGCGACATGCGGAAGCCGGACACGGCGCGATGATGCCCACCGTAACCCACCGCTCCGACCGCGTTGCGCTCATGGGCCCCCGTTTTCCGCGCCGAACGGGCCACACTCTCCGCGCTTCGGCCCTTGTGACGGCCACCCATTGCCTGCGAGATCTGCGACCAGCGGCGGTCGCGCCGCAGTGCGGCGCAAAGACCCGGATGCGACGTGTGAAAGTAGACCGCCCGTGTGCGGTCGTGGTAACCGTTGGCCGGGGTGAACTGAAGCCGGCAGACCTCGTTCAGGAAACGCATTCCTACGCCGGCGCCCTGCCACTCCGGCATCACGACCATGCGGCAGGCCCGCATGCCGCTCGACTGCAGCCACGGCGCCACGGCAAGGTGCGCCACGACCTCGCCGTCCACGAAGCCCACGTAGTACCGCGCCGCCACCATGCGCGGCAGCTTCAGGTAGTGATGCGGCTCAAACATAGGCCAGAACGAGCCGTCTGTCTGGAAAACCTCGAGCTCCAGCTTTGGCCGGCGCCAAAGTGACCCCCGTTGCAGTTCGCCCGTGCGGGTGTCGAACACCCAGTCGGGCTCGACCCAGTCGAGGATGTCGTAGTGGCAGGACAGCAGCACGGCCTGGCCGCCGCCGCGCTTCCAGGCCTTCGAGAAAGCCCCGGCGCCGACCTTGGCGATCTGGCGGTCGACTACGCTGGTGAACTCGTCGATGATGACGCGCTGCCGGCCCTCGGCGATCAGGCGGGCCAGACCGGCGCGGAAGCGCTCGCCGTTGCTCAGCGCGTGGAAAGGCCGCAGCCAGGCCGGCACGCTGCCCAGGCCCACCGCGGCGAGCGCGCCGGTGACGTCGTCGAAGGCCCCGTCGGGCGCGATCGCGTCGACGATCGGCTTGTCAGCCGGCCAGCCCTCGTCGCCGTCGTAGATGCCCACGTCGGGCCAGACCTGGCGGCCGATGCTGGTCTTGCCGGAGCCGGACGGCCCGACCACGACCCCGATCTTCCACGACGCATCATCGACCGGCAGGTCGGCGTCGATCGCGAAGTTCGCGCCGCTCTCGCAGTTGAACAGGCTCTTGACCCGGGCCGCCCGGTAGCTGCTGAAGTCCGAGCAGCGGTTCCTGACTTCGATCTTCATTCAGCGGCCCCCACTCGATGAGGACGCCGGCGAAGTTGCCCGGCCCGTGCCTGCGCTGGAAGAAGGCGCCCAGCTCAGCGGCCCCGGCGAACCCGTCAAGCCTGGCGAAGGCCTCGGCGTCGTCGATCGGCGCGCTGCCGTCGATGCCGCCGGCGAGGGCGCCGTCAGGGCCGAACCGCAGGAGCACGCCACGCGCGCCGGTGCAGACGGCCGACCCGATGAGACGGCAGTCCTTCGTGCGCATCCCGACGTAGAGCCGGAGCGCGTCCCCCGGGGCCGCGTGGCGACGGCGCCCGGCGGGCCTGATCGTGCGCCGCTTGGCGCCGGACGCGACCGCGGCCTCGTGTTCCCTGTCGAACGAATAGACGGCTGTGTGTGGCATGCGTTCAATTTACGAGCACCTTCACTTCGTAGCCCATCCCCTGGAGCGTCTCGAAGACCTCCCTCTGATGGGGCTCCCCCGTGCACGTCACGAGGACCGCGAACTTCTCTTCATAGGCGATGCCGGTGTCCGGCGGGGCGGGCGGCGCCGCGCCCGCGTGGTCCGCCCCGGCCAGGCCGTCGAGCAGCGCTTGCAGCCCCGCGTCCTCCGCCGTCAGCCCGTCGAGCACCTGGGCCAGCATGTCGTCGTCGCGCCCGGCCATGCCCCCGATCGGGTCGATCGCCGCCAGCACGAGCCGCTCCTCGGCCTCCGACAGGTCGACGTACAGAACCGGCAGCGTCGGCTCGTTGCGGCGCAGTGCCAGGGCGACACGCGCGTGCCCGTCGACCACGTGCCCGGTGCGGCGGTTGACGATCACCCGCTGCACCCACCCGACCTGCTTCAGCAGCCCCTCCAGCGCGTCGACCTGCTCCTTCGGGTGCACGCGCCAGTTCAGCGGGTTGGCCAGCAGCTGATCCGGCGCTTCCTCGCCCTCGCCGACGATGCGGCTGCGGAATGCCGACGGCGCGGCGGTCTTTCCCTTACCCATGTGTTCCCCTAGTCATCGAAACTCTCCCCATCGAACTGCCGCACCTTCTTCCCGCGCGTGCGGACCTTCGCCGACGGCTTCGGCGGCCTCTGCTTCGCCCGGCGGACCCGCTCGCGTTCCTGCCACTCGGCCGTCTCCTCCGGCCGCTGCCGGATCACGCGCAGCGTGCCGTCGGCGTAGCTGCGCTCGACACGGTACGGAGGCGGCGCGAACTGCTCGGCCGTGCCGAACCGGCCGCGCTTCAGCGACTGCACCGTGGCGGCCAGGCCGAAGATGCTGCTCACGGCCACGGTCTGCACCGGCGGCGCGTCGGCAGCCGACACGATGCGGTGCACCGGCGCCGGCTC